GTGGACGTCCAGGCGTGAACGGCGGATACTTTGATCCCGCTACGAAGTTCGGAGTGAACTGTTATGGAGCCAAGCCAGCCGATTTGGTGAATGCCAAGTACCCGCTACCACTACCAGGTGCTGACCCAGCCACTTTTAATGCTATGGTGAACCGATTCAAGAAGATGCTGGGATCTATTCCCGTCACGGCATTCAACCGTCTCGGATGGTCGGAGTGGAATCTTGTCCCACATACATAAGCAAATGAACTATGCTCTAGACACACCAACGAATCGCAAACTACATATCCCAGGAGATGAAGAGACAACATCTACTCCTGTGACATATCCCAAACCATCAACGGAAACTGACCAAACTCATCGTCAGATGACTTGGCTTCATCACAAGCCTCAGGATCACGCAATCTTTCCCGGAAAAACCGAGGCTGTAAAAATCGAAAAGAAAAAGCGGTCAGATTAACAAATGATTGAACTTGCTCTTTTAGCCGGCCTAGGAGCGGTTGGATATCTGCTCGCTACCACCGACCAGCAGCCAAAACCCGCAACTGAGAATTTCACGCCTCGTCCAACGCCTCAGATCGATGACGGAATGGAGGCCGATATGACGAATAAGGGACACAATAATGAGGTTCCCTTTTTTGGTGCTCACCTGAAGCAGAGCATGTACTCTGGCGCCACGAACGGTATTATGGATAACCATACGGGTGCTGGAAAGGAGTATTACCAGAAGAAGGAGGTTCGGTCTTTCTTTGATGCCAAGCCGGCTACTGGCAACCCTTTCGGCAACCAGGACGAATCGGATTTTTACCAGTCACGTATGGTCACTGGCCAGAACATGAAGAACGTGTTCCCTATTGATCAGGTTCACGTAGGTCCCGGCGGCAATGACGGGTACACGAATATCCCGAAGGGAGGATACCAGCAGGATCAGTTCCGCGAGTACGCGCTTCCTCCTACGACCGACGAGCAGCGTGTAGTCACCAAGCCCAAGCTGTCGTACGAACCTCCAGTCATTCCTGGTGCGAACCAGATCACTCAGCCAGGTATTCAGGCCGACGTCAATAAGAACCGCCCTGACCGTTTTGCGGTTCTAGGAATGGATCGTGCGAATACGGCTGTAGGCGCCCAGGTCGCGCAGGCACATTACCCTGAGCAGATCATGAAGACTCAGGCTCGTGAGACGACCGAGAAGCAGTACTATGGTCCGGGAGGTAACCTTGCTGGAGTTGTAGCCTCATACATTCGTGCATTCACTGAGCCTTACCAGGAGTTCATGAAGCTGACGACGGAGGGACGCCCTGGACCTGCAGCTGCTGCACCAGGAACGGGTATGAGCATTGGCGCGGACATGTACTCTGCTCAGAACAACAAGGATGAGACGGTTCTGTCGGATGCCGCGCGCTTCAACTCTGGAATGGTCAGCATGAACGCTACTGGCGAGCATTTGGGCTCGTACTCGTACAACGCTCCTCTCAAGCAGGACGTGTACACCGAGCGCAACGGTTCAGACATCCTCAAGGCGTTCCACGACAACCCGTATTCACAGAAACTCAATTCAATCTAGTAATGGAATTGATACGCGAACATTTAATGTATAAAAGTGTACCTATCACGATAGAGATAGATACTTTGAAAACTCAGGAGCAATACGAAGTCATACGTCTTCTTCTAGCGTGTCGCAAAGAAGACGTGTGTGTTTCAGTGACTGATAAAACTAATAAATATATTCGTGAATTATTGACTATTTTAGGTGTTAAACTCGCCGACGGCGCATAGTCATACGACGATTACCTCCTGCAGGTGTGGTTGAATCATTGAGTCTTGTGTTTGCAAATTTGATCTTAGTGTCAATACTGGCAATACGTTTATTCTGTTTTCCTGAAAGAGTATTTTGTCCTGGGTTGGGCTTTATTCCAGCTTTTTCTAAATTGAGTTTTGTGATTTCAGCAGTTAATTGTGTCTTTGTCATACTTTTTAAGTAATATGTATTTCCCTGTTGCTGCTGATTCTCCTGAGGAGCTTTGACTTCAAACGTTTTTGCCGTGATGTCTCGCTTACGCTTCTCAATCTCGGCAAGATCCTTGTCATACTCCGCGATTGCGTCTTCCTTCCCCTTGGAAATACACGTCTTCAGCTTCTGAAGTTCGGCTTCATAGAATCCTACAGCTTTGGCAATATCCGCATCCGACGAACTGGCTAGCGTGAACTGTAAATCCGTCTTGGACTCCATCACGATTCGCTGCTGGGCATCCGCATCAATCATCAACTTACGCGCCTCATCCAGCATCAAACTCGATCCTACGCCTCGCGACTGCAGACGCAGAATCTGGTCACTTGATAGTGCCTCAGCCACCTTTATTAACTTATCTGCCCAATCTTGACGTTCCTGCAACCACTTATCTCTGACTGCTCTGTATTTCATGTAACATGTATCGAAAACGGCTCGAGCCTTTGTCCATGTATCAAGCTCAGCCTTATATTTCGCCCACTTGGGTTGTGCGGATTGAAAGGTTTTCAGATCTTTTTTGTATTTAGCGTCTGCGTCGATATCTGCTTGAACTCTTGCATTTTCTGTGAAAATCTTCTCAGCCACTTTTTCTGGACTTGCACGAACGGTATCATCGGCATTGGTGAATGGATTATCTTTTTCCGGATCCGGCTGCTTATTACGAACTTTTACCTGTTTGCTTTTCATGAGATGCGACAGCACCTTTAAAGAAAGTCCTAGCTCTTGCCGCTTATTATCCAAAAGTATATACTCATCGTCAGTTATAAACTTCTTATCCCCAACTACCTGTTTAAAAAGTTCATACAACTCTATTAACTTTTGCTTTTGTTCTGGTGTTACTTCTCCACCACTCTGGCGCTGAGTCGTGCGGCGTCCGTAAAACGGCCACTTACGTTTACCTCCTACCGCTGGCCCCGATCCATAAAGCGGATCAAAATGGTTTATGCCGTTAAAAAACAAGTTCAAACATCCTGTACGAGGAGTTTCGCGAGCAGGTTCTAAATCGGTTCCGCCAGTTCTTGGTTGCCAAACATTAATACACCTTCCTAGTACACCTTCAAGAGCAGCTATTTCGAAATCTCCTCCGTATTCTCCATCTTGACTCATTTTTTGGACGTAACCCGTAATTCCTTCGGGTTCAACTTCAACACCTCGGAATGTTTCTATGTTCTGGGGATCGGCAATATAAGCAACAGCTCTTGCACGCAAATCAGCTTCTTGGCGCTCTCGTTCAGCAGAAGGTAAGTCGCTGCCCGCTAAAGCCGATGCCACTGCTCCAAACAAACAATTTCCATTTCCAGGTGTTTTTCCTAACATGAACCCACTACTTTGCGCAGCTGCTGCTGAATGTTGTGCTACCCATTCTAATCGCGATGCCTGTTCTGCCACAGGAGGTGCTGGTGCTGGTGCTGGTGCTGGTGCTGGTGCTGGTGCTGGTGCTGGTGCTGGTGCTGGTGCTGGTGCTGGTGCTGGTGCTGGTGCTGGTGCTGGTGCTGGTGCTGATTTTTTAGGCTCCACAGGTTGTACTCCATCTCCAGGAGCAGTGGGCGGTGAACCGGGATTTGGTGGACAATTATTTGGTGGTGCTGGAGGAAACGGTTTAATTGCCTTCGCTTCAGGTAACAATGTATCGTCGCGGTAAGTTCCACACAGATCAATTAGGCGCTGTAGTTTTTTCATTTCGCCTCCATCTGACGGTTCTAAACTTTTAATTGCGGCCATCGCTGCCTCAATTTCAGAAATACGATCCTCGGGACTTGCGATAGGTGTATCAAAAATAGCATTATTGGGATCACCGAACTTAGGATCCAGAACGGCCTGGGACATCGTGAATGCCCGCTTGCGATTATAAATTAAGTCGTTTACCTGATCTAGTAAATCGTCAACTGTTTGTACGATTCCGCACTTTCCATTAATAATTTTCTGAATCTTGGATTTCATATCCTTCACAGATTCCAGCGTGATTTCCGAACATGTCGTCTTGGCACTGAGAAGAGCCTGTTCTTTCCGTGCCTTTAACGTCTCTTTTTGGGCGTTGAGATATTTTAGGCGAGATGCTTCTACTACTCTTAATGCATCTGCAACTTCTGTATCTCCAACTTGGGGGTTGGGCTTTTTCATAGCTAAAACTTTCTGGTCATATGCGTATTTATCAGTATCAAGCTTAGTTCGCGCCAATTGTTCTGCTAAAAATTTTCCGTTATAGGCCGTAACAGCCTTCCCAAGATTAGTTGCATCATCTGCAATATCCTTTTTAGTTTTAGTCTCAAGATCCTCTACCCGTTTCAGTAGTTTTTCGGCAGGACTGTCCCCAGAATACGCAGCAGACTCAATTTGTGTGCTAACTTCCTGTAACTTCTTCAGTTTCTCATCGATGGTATTAAGTGCGGTTTTATACGGAGTTGACGGAGTATCGTCAAAAGCCTTCTGTTTCTTGGCTACCTCAAGTAACTTATCATCTAAATTCGCAAATGATTCGGTATCAGAACGATTCTTCTTTAAGTCTTCGCGCAGAGCAAGTTTAGCTACATTTAATTTATTATACTTGTTGGCTGTATCTGAATCAAACTGTGCATCTCCATAAAAGGCAAATGCAGTTTGAAGTTCCGTAAATGCTACACGATATGAATTAGAGTACTGGAGAGGCTTTGTACCAGCAGTTGTTGCAATATCCTTGTAACTACTGAAGTCAATATCATTGCTTTTCATCCAACCTACAACAACCTTTTCAGTCAAATCAGCATACTTCTCAGATAAGTCGGGTTTCTTGCACGTGGAATCGCGAGATAGTTTGAGACGCAGAGCTTCAAGTTCGCGCTTGAGTTTTAGAGCCTCGTCCAACTTCTCCTCGGAATCGTTACGCATCTCGGAAGCCTTGGTCTTATCTAAACCTACACCTGACAGACGATCAACTTCATCTTGAGCCTTCTTGATCTCGGCTTCAATTAAATCCTTATTATCCTTGGTCTTAAGACTGTCAGATTTAGGAAGTAGCTGCCACTTTTTGAGTTTCTGTTGAGCATCTGCAAGTGCAACCTTAGCCTTCTCCAGCTCAGATCCTGACTCATCTACTGGGAAGTAAATAGCTAAATCCCGAGGATCGTACCATTCGCTCTGCTTGGCGTCCGTACGGCCACATGTTACATTGATTTTGAGATTATCGGCAGCACTGGGATCAATGCCTTTCACCGTTCCTACATCCCCAAACTCGGGCGTACCCAGACACTTCTTGCCGCGCGCAGACTGCATGACGCGCACCGTAGATCCTACAACCACCCGACCGCCAAACACAGCTTCTCCCTCAGTATCTTCCGGCTCGGCAAGTTCCAAATCTTCGGGCTGGTACCAATCGCCCGTCTGCTCGTCGGGATTGATACCGTTACACGTGACAAACACCTTGAGGTTATTAGGATCATTCGGCTCAAGATCAGAAACTGTACCCACGTCTCCGAACGCTGATCGGCCAAGAGATTTGGACGCTACAGCAGACTTACGCTCAGCCCGAAGCTTGACTTTCGTATCCATTTCGGCCATACCGCCAAATACGGCAATACCTGCGCGCTCAACTGAGATGGCCGGAATACCTTTCAGATCATCAAAATCGTACTTCTGCTCCAGAACTTCCTTCTTCGAATCTTTGGACACACACCGGACAATCACAATTTTATTTTTAGCATTTTTGGTATCAATCGTAATGCTTTTCACAATACCGAACTTATCCCACTTCGGGTCAGCAAGTTTCTTTTCAGACGGCTTGCTCAATCTATTATCAACGAACCCAGGAGCATACTTTGCCTTAGCGGCATCAGTCAGTTCAACAGTAGACCCAATTTTCAGAGCCAGTCCAGCTTCAGCTCCCTTTCGTGCAGCTTCCGATGGACCACTGACGAACTCTAGGTCATCAATGTTATAGTATTCCTGAGCCGTGGACTTATTGTTCAGATGCTGGCTCAGAATAACAACCTGCTTTTGAACCTTATCAATCGCCATCACAGTTCCTACAGGGTTGTAAAAAGGACTGGCCAAAGCCTTGCCTCGGTTTGCCCGCTTACTAGAATCCAGCATTCGGACAGAAGCTCCTTCCGTAAGGTAACCTCCAGGAATAGAAATGCCGGGAGCATTAATTCCTGAATCAATCACTTCTAAATCATCGGCAGAAATCTCTTCAGGTGCTGCTCGGCGGTTCTTGTTACATCGAACGGTAGCCTTACGTCCCTCAACATCAACTTTCGTAACAGTTCCATCTTCTGACGCAACTAAGCACGAATCGGGATGGTTCTTCTTTCCATCTTCAGACAGACGTACTCTGCTCTGGACACGCACATGCTGTCCTGACAGAAGTTGAATACTGTCTTTTTCAGATTCGGCGTAACTTAGTGATGCCAACCCGGCAGCAGTGGCTAGAAATGTTGCTCCTAACATGGCGATCGGTAAAGCCGCCATTCCTTCCTCTTGTCTATTGAGTAGAGATGTTTCATTTGGTTAAAGACAACGTATCCAGCATAGAGAACAACCTGATCTGGGCACGTTCTGTAAGAGACTCAGTTATATCATGGTGGTTTAACGTGATCCTGTTAGTTTTAGTCGTGGGATCGTTTGCATACTTTATGTGGGCAAGTTACGGTACAGCTACTCCCCAAGAACTCAGAAAGATTCCGTTTGAACCTGTCACGTGGCATAATGCCGTGAGAAATGTTCCTGTTACAGATTATGGACAGACTCCTCAAGTTGAAGCTGGAGATGGTTTACCGGGACTTACCCGTCGAACAAGCTCGTCAGATTTTTGACCGATTGAAAGAAGAAAAACCGGTTTCCGATAAAGTTCCGGTTCCCGTGAAACGAAAATTAAGAATTGTGACTAAAGACAAATGAGTGCCGCTGGGTACACTAATCGTGTGCGTACTCAGTCACAAGCAAGAGTAACTAAAGCCCAATACCCTGGAAGTGTTTCAAATAATTACGATGCTCTGTTTTCGTCTATTGATTGCAATGTATCGTATAACGTTCTGGACTACAAAGGCACTCCTTGTATATGTAGCCCAACAGATCAGCCATTTATGTTTGGGTTACGATTGGGTCGGATAAATCGTACGGCTGCAGTACAGTTTACGATACCTGTTTCGGTTGTTGAACCTGTCGTTCCGACACTGGGAGAAATCAATACAAGTATTTCTGTACGCATGGCTTTACCTCCATCGATCAACGGAACCGTTCCAGTTGCTAAGGCCGAGAAGATTCGTAACGTGTATGTTACTGTATCCGTACCGCATAACGAAGTTGACAACGTCCCTCAGCGTTCTTACGGCACTATCAATACCAACATTGGAGTTATTGGATACGCCCAAAAGAAAGAGACACCGCAGGCAGTTGTATTACCAAAATTCGAGAAGATTCGAAATGTGCGTGTGAGGTCGCAAGTAGATCTCCCAAGTCCAACAACTGATATGTTCTTGTACCCGTCATACGAGAAACTCCGCAATATTACGTTCAGTATTAAACTCCCAGAAAGTGCACAGTCAGACCCGGTTCCGATATTACAGTCGTTGGGTATTATCCCCAAATTTGAAGGGCTTCGGTCTGTTGGTGTTCCAGTAACTGTTCCGCGATTGACAAATGAGCCAGTGTCTTTGCCCAAATATGAGAAGCGTCGTAATGTACACGTAGCACTTACTATACCCGGGAACGAGTCTGATGCATTGATCAGGGGGTACCAGAAGGCGGCAGTGTACCATATTCCGGAAATCACTTCAGATCAGATTATTGAAAACCTTGGCCGCCTTCAGAACTATTATGTGCCTGTAACCCACCAAACTCTTTCTCTACCCAAATACGACATAAATCCATCTCGCATGAATCCTCGCTTCCAAGTTCGGGATATTCACGTCGAAACACTCAAGGAAGTTGCGTTTGGCGGAGGAAGCGAGAACCCTGAAGATTACGTCGTATACGGCGGAGGCAATTCCCAATTATTACTATAATGAAAGCTGTACGAGTTTTGTTCCGGACGGACAAAACTGGCGAGTGGCGAACCAATAACCCAGTACTCATGCTAGGCGAGCCAGGGTACGATGTTCAAATGTCTACGTTTCGTATTGGCGATGGTAAAAACTACTGGAACAATTTGAAAGATGTAGCAGGTCAGCCTGGTCCTACAGGCCCGATGGGGCCTCGAGGCAGTATAGGATTGATTGGTCCTACTGGACCGGGAATCGATACTGGAATTGTTTTTCGTAATGGTACGAATTACGGCAATTACTATTTCTGGAACGATTTCACGTCTTCGTGGGTGATTGGGTCGACGAAGGTCAATTTGGGAACAGGCGCAGGTGAGTACGATATGGAAGGGTCAGTGGCCATAGGTCACGAAGCAGGAAGTGCCGGACAAGGAGAGTATGCGGTCGCTCTAGGATCCTTTGCAGGAAAAAACGACCAGTCGGCCAATTCAATTATCCTGAACGCTTCAGGCGAAGATCTGAATTCAACTTCGGCAGGGTTATTTGTGAAACCTCTGCGTCAAGCTACCAACCCGGCTGGCGGAGTTTCTGGTTCGTTATGGTACAACCCCGAAACGGGGGAAATATGTTATAACTAGATCTTACCTACAATCTTGTGAATAGATAGGGCAGATACTCCAGATGCTTCAGATACAATCTTCATTTGCGTCTTGGTCTTCAGACCCATAATATGGGCAACCACTCCAGCCACAATGGTCTTGGGTGTATGCTCAAAATCGTCTTCGGATTTATGCGAGATTTCAATCAGCAAATCCATAATTTTCTGACGCTGTTCATCGTTCAGAGACAGAGACGCACACAAACGTTCGGCAATTCCGATCTCGGTTTGCAGGACAGTATTTTCGGTAGCCTCGAAGTGCGTGATAGCTTTACATAGCGACCGAATATTCACGAGAAACATCTTGGCAATCTCTTCGTGACTGCGCGGCGCCCCGTTGTTACGACACGCTACAAACACAGCTCCACCCATCATGGCTCTGCGAGTTTCACCTCGGACTTTCTGGGCATCTTCTAGTTGCTTGTACAGTCCACACGCATCCATCACGATAGCTTTGGGTAGACCTGCGTGAGAACACGATAATTGAATAGCGTCAAAGATACTCATCCAAGACCGCTGGGAGTTTGAGGATAAAGACCAGCAGGATAAGCGCTGGATAGCTTTCAGGTTGACGTCTTTCGACGTAATGCCCTTGAAAGACATAATTGATCCATAAGATGATTCGGGAAGAAGTTCGGATGTTATGAACCCTGTGCGACCTTCGTCCTTTCCTTCATAATTTCGCCATTCGGCGCCTTCGTCTATAATTCGGCTCATGATCGTTCCACATAACTTGCATACATGCTCTCCATCGTCAATTACTAGTTCGTGTTTACAGTCCATTCGTGTAGTGTTCATTCACACTATCCTTTTTAGTATTCGTTTTACGCGACGAAAACATTACTTTCATCACCGACCAGTTCGGAGGAATGAAGCGTACAATATGGTGGTGAATGTACGACTCGTACAAGAACTTGATCTTCTGGCTCAGCTCTTCGAGGAATAAGAACATGGCGTACGCAAAGAAGATGCCTGATGTGTACGTATCTATTTTTAGATCAAGCACTTTCGTAATTGGGAAAATTGGAGCCCATTCGCGGGTAATTTCAGTTGTCCAGAAAGCTACCGTTCCAATAATACCTAACTCCAAACCAATATCTCCTAGCTGGTATGCTAGATGTTCCTTCTTCCAATCTTCATCACAGTCATCAAACAGATGATACAGAACAACCGAAATCAGGATACCTATGAGCGTATAAAATACAGCGAGCATCGTGATGTTCAAGGTACCTCCAAATACTTCGCCTACGTCCATTATCTATTCTGAGGCATAAAAGTCTCGCCGTAAATTTGTGGGCGGTAATTTGTGGCCAAAATAGGTTTTCCTCCGTCACGAGTCTTGACAGGTTTCAGCCACGAAATGAATAAGGCCGTATTGTTTTCCACGACCCAAACCCAGTACCCTGCTTTAGAAAACTCGGTAACCAGATGATCCAAAGCTTCCTTCAGTGAAAACAGAGGATACCCGAACACGTAGGTCGGAACAGGGTAAATAATGTATGGCGCATTGGAGTTATGAACTGCCTGTCTCCTTATCTGCGCCTGGATTTGAGCAATGATAGGATTCATTGCTGCCATACGATTTGATCGTCGTTCTTCTTGTTCTTCCCATACGTCACGCGCACGCAACATCTCTACTTACTCTTACTATAAGAATGTCTCTGCCGTTCCGCGCGCTCGGACTTAATGGCGGAGGAGTTAAAGGTATTCTGCACGTCGGTGTTTTACTAGAACTTCAAAAACGTCAAGAATTGTTTTTTCCAGATGGAGTTTATGGTGTGTCAGTAGGTTCGATTATTGGAACGTATATTGCCTTTGGGCTTCCTTTGGATATGGATATCCTGAAAGATGCATTCCGCATTTCCAGCTTTATTCCCGAACCAGATTATGCTAATCTTCCACAGATGATATCTCTCAAAGGCGTCTTTCCAATGGACACGTTTGAAAAATCGGTCGTGAATATCTTTTTGAAAAAAGGGGTAGATTTAAGAACCAAGGTTATAGGTGATGCTCAAATGCCTTTGTACATTGTGGCCTCTAACCTGACGAAAGGTATACCCACAATCTTTTCCAAGAACGTTCCGGTCTTAGAAGCCCTGAAATGTTCTTGCTGTATCCCAGGAGTTTTTCGTCCACAGATTCTTTACGATCAAGTTTATATTGATGGAGACTTATTTGTGCCTTCAGTGGATAACCTTATTCACGATACGTCGCGTGCACTTTGTGTATCTCTGAAAACAATCATGTCCGACTACGATTTCAGTGCCAAGAATATTGAGAACGTATCTCCAGTCCATTACATCCACGGAATTTACAACTTTGTTACCCGCAACTTCCTGCACCAAGTGAAGAAGCCGTGTACGATACACATGGCTTACCCTAAACTAAAAAGCATGTCGAACATAGACGATTTCAATATTGCCGATATCCTGAAAAGGTCTGGAGAAGATTTATCCCGATTTCTCGGGTCCAAGAGCGGAAACCAGGAAGGCACGGAAGTTTGAGACCGTGGGCTTACCTACCATCTCGTACAAGTTGTCCTTAGTTTCTACCTTGAAAGTAGGGTATGCTTTGATCTTGTACAGCGCAGCCTTACCCTTATCGGTATACGCATTAATATCCTCAAATGATACTGCATGACCGCCATACGTATAATTTGAGTTTCGGATGAGCTGTTTCAGTGAGTCAAGTACGGGGACAGCATCCTTGCAGTAAGGGCACCAAGAAGCATAGAAAAACATGAACTTCGCAGTTCCAGGAGGAATGGTGTTATCTAAAGTTGGGCGTTGCTGAATGATCTTGGCTCCTGGCCAAATACCTGTAGCGTAATAGTAACCAAGAATAGAGACAATTACAACAAGTACTGATATAGCAATTGCTGTAGTTATTGCACTACTCATCTTGTCTAAAAGACGGGCATAAAACTTTGGACTCTTTCCTTAAGGTTTCATAATACTTGCGGTACGCTTCTTCTGAAGTAATCAGCGGCTCGCGGATTTGTGCCCAGGCTACTTGATAGGTTTGTCGTTCTGGCTCGTAGGGCTTGGGGATGATTTTGAACCATTTTCCTTCGTGTCTGACGGTGGGATACATGTTATACCTCCACAGAAACATAGAAGCCAAGATTTCCGTTTTACACCTTTTAGAGCCCACTGCTGAAATGTGTACACATTGCTCATGGACATATTACATCGGGCACAAATAGGGTACAAATTAGATAAGACTGTTGCCCCACCTTTAGATTCGGGAATATCGTGACCACATTGAAAATCGAAGACCGAAATACGGTTCTCACACCATGGGGTAAAACACTTAGCTTCAAATACTTTTCCGAATTTGGATAACCATACTTGTTCTCGCAAGGCTTTTGGAATCTTGGCCTTGTGATGCATTATACAGTTATGTCCGACTGTTGAAAACGGAAATAACGCGAGTACATCCAATAAACTTAAAAATGAAGAATATCCATAACTCGGTTTCCGACGTTCAGGAGTTTATTACCACCAACCATTTCCCAGTGGTTGGTAATGTACTGGATACCGTAGATGGGTGGACTGTGGTAGAGTTCAAGAACGCGAACAACGATATTATCCGTCTTGAAGCTCATCTTCAGGATCATAATGCTTGTGTTCTTCTTCAGCGAGGATTCACGAATGATCAGCGTGATCTGTTGATGGATACATTTATGCGACTCGTATTCCCAGAGTAAGTAAAAACGAAATCAATTTGGCCAGAAATGGTTTTTATTACACAAGATGTCTCGCCGTATTCATCACCCGTACAATGCGCTTGATACGATGAAGGAAAAGGTGCGAGAGCAGCTTGGTCCGGAAGGTATTAGTTTCGACTGGGAGCAGTCCGAATACTGCGACAAGACGTTCATTCTGATGCTTCGACTGAGAGATGTGGAGATCGAGTTCAACTTGCTGTTTCACCCGGAAAGTTATTCGATAACAGCTGCCAACAACTGCCCCGACTCGCTTCTCAACACTATGCTCGAGAAGCTCGACGCCTGCATCCACTACTAGGTCTGAAAATGACCATTTTTTAATGACCGGTTTCAGGTTTTGATTAGGTTGTTATTTGGATTGGCTGTTTAAGGGAAGCCGACGAGGTGGGCGCCAATACCGAAGCCGGCACCCGTGCGTGCCGACGAGCCGACGCTGGGGGCATAGATATCCAGGATGGCGAACGTGGCCAGGGCAACGAGGGCAATCATGCCGATCTCGGACAGCTTGAGGCCCTTGCCCGGGAGCAGGTAGGCCGCAATCGCTACGGCGAGACCCTCAAAGGCATACTTGACCGCACGGGTCGTTAGGTCGGCAAAGTCAACTCCAGCAGGGGCGGCAACAGACTTCTGCTCGGGCATTTTTATAGAAAGGTCTAGAGAAAAAACCACCCAATCTTTAATGAAGGTGTGTTTGGTCGCTTTGGCAATCGGAGATAAATATTTAGATCAGTACAACTATCTTTTCCGCAAAAGCCATGAAGCATACGCTGAAAAGCATGGATACGAGTTCCGAGTAGAGACCGATTACTTGGAAGAGAGATGTCCAGATAAAGCTGTTTGTTCGCTGAACAAGATTCTGGTGTGTAGTCAACCTTGGTCTGCTGAGTACGATTTTATTATTTTTATTGACTCCGACATCTACATCAATATCAGTGCTCCGCCTATTCATTCCTGTATGAATTTTGGGGACAAGATTGGAATTATAAATGAGTATGACCACTTAGTAGGGTACGAACAACACGTGGGAACTGTCCGTTTTAAGTTGGATTGGGGAACTGCTTCGGAATACTATGCCAAAGCAGGGTTCATACTTGATACAGAACTTATGCTGAATACTGGCGTTTTGGTGATGCAACCGGCTAAGCACGGGGAGTTTTTGCGGAATGTATTTGATAGACATGTTAAGACGTGTCTGACCCATCCCCGAAGATTTCATTATGAGCAGGCGGCTATAGGATACGAACTACAAACCCGGGAAATGTACACTATCCTCCCTAAAAAGTTCAATGCTATCTGGTTTATCCAAAAAATAATCAACGAACAGAACAGAATTTACGAACGATTGAAAGTGAACAAAGACGGTATATCTCATATCATTCATAGACGCATGCAAGGGGAAGGGCAGGAAACCAGGGAACAGTGCATAAATAGGATAGCCCCGTATTTTCGAGATAATTACTTCATACATTTGGCAGGAACTCAAAATTATGAGCGCGTTTTTGAATTTGAACAAATTAATATTGAATTAAGTAACAATGAGGCACAGGGTAAAGGTTCTCGTTGACCCTGATGTCCAGAAACAGTACACTATACCGCCAGGCCAATTCGAATTTTATGTTATAATTTACTTGAACGATCCGGACGGATGGTCAACGAAAGGACACTTTTTTGAGCCGGTAAGCACGAATCAAGATGTGACTATTCATCTATCATCCCAGGCCACTATTGATAAACAGTGTGGAATGGAAGGGAAGCTGTCGTGTGCGGAACTAGGAGGTAAGACGGTATGGCTGAACGCTGACCGATGGTATCACGGTGCGTCTCAGAGCAAGTTAAATCTAGATGATTATCGTCAATATATGGTCTCGCACGAGATCGGACATATATTGGGATATGAACATACTGATTGCCCTTGTAAGAACTGCCCTGCTCCAATCATGATGCAGCAGACTAAGGGAATTGGGCAGTGCAAACCTAATACGAAGGTCTAACAATACTTGGAAATATCAAAAAAGAAATCGCCACTGGGATCAGTACACACAACCTTCTTCTTTTTCTTCGAAAGCAGAAGATTGAACTCGGTCTCATTATTGTACAAATACAGCTCATCGATGTTTGGCAAAGTCATATACCGCTCAGCTTTCGTCTTGAAAAACTGGTGAACTTCCGAAGCAATATCTGCATCTAATGGCTGATGAGTTCGAGCGGCAATACGTTTCAGAGCTGTGGGGACAGTAGTATATGCTATGGCCACAACCGTATGGTACTTATGATCCTTCATCTTTTTCAAGATTGACTGAATAGTGCGAATACCATGGCACGCTCCAACGTACACTACACTTTTCTTGGAAGATACTGCCTCATCAACTAACTCCAGAGCTTTCTTGGACTGTTCGGTATGATCGCCGGCCAACTTATCGGGATCGGCTAAAATGTAGTCTTCATCAAACCCTGCTTGATCCAGCATCTTGCGGATATTCGTGGACTTTCCAGTCCCTGGAGGTCCACAAATTAGGATCCCGTACATTACTCTTTGTACTCATATTTATCCCCGTATGCTCCCTTCTTCACTTTCTCAAATCCTAATTTTAAGTATGCCGAAATCGCGCCTTTGTTCTCTGGGTCCACATATAGAAAAATAGGTAACTTTTTGGGTTTCAGATGTTTCAGCATTCCAGTAATCATCTGCGAAGCAAGACCTTGGCGACGATGGTCAGGAAGCACGAATATGTCCCGAAGAATGAACGTGTTGTTATACTTCTTGACCCAAAGAGAACCCACAATCGTGTTGTCCTCTTTGATGTTCATAAAGTACTCTCCCTTCTCCAAAGACGCAGGAGATTTAAGTCCTACTAGTTTGGAAGGAGAGTACTGGGATGGCGTACCTATCATTATAAAACTCGCTCAAATAAATCGGGCGATCCGTGCAAGAAATCTATGCCGAACATATCTCCGACACCATGCTGGTAAAAAGAAGGATAGAACATCAGAATCTCACGTAAGCCTAACTCAGCTTTGGTATTGAATTCCAGGATAAATGGTTTATTTGTACCTTCCTGAAACATCACATCAATGCCAAATACCTGGAATCCATTCTGAGCCTTCCAATCCGCCTTGAAATTATGCTCTTCGGCCAAGATCGTTTTCATGATATTGGCAATATTGGTCTGGGCTTTAAATACATCTAGTTCTTTCCATCCGTCGGGCTTATCATCCGGAAAAATGAACAGATGGCCGTGTTTCATGTGCGTATCGTGGATCTCTTTGTTACCGTAATCCGAGTTCTTGTACGGTTTGATGGCCTGAACCAAGAAGTTCTTCTTTGCTAGCCAAGCCGATTTCAGTCCGCGAGACGAGCAATTGATCAGGAGATAGACACGTAAATGAAACTTATGCCCTTCAAACGTTGCCGGCTGAATATAGTTCTGAAGCACCCATTCCTTGTACTCGGCATTCTGCGCAATCCACTCCTCGGCTTCTTTTTTGGTATGTACGAGCGCAATACCCATACCACGGTAGCCTTCCGTAGGCTTCAGGATTTTTAACGACCGAATCACCGGCACCGTATCTGTAATCGTTTTAGACGCAGGTACCCAAGGATACTGGGCAAACCGTTCATATAACCGAGACTTCACAGTCACAATATGTTTAGAAGACCCAGTCACGACGTTCAGTAACTTGATATTTGGATTCGTCTTTAACGGCACAATTGGGATAGCCATCAGCATTTCCACGTCTGCGTCACCCTTCACTTGTTTCCAAGACGGAGGAACGCTGCGACGAAACAGTTCCTGTATCTCAGAATCTATCTCTTTAGTATGGGCATTGAACCGGTAGGTCACCATTATTATAAGTATAGATTCGGTATAAAATGGAAATATTTTTGACAGAACTTGATTGAGTATACAATGACTACCCCTAGGAAAAGGAATATGACTCTGGAAGAATTCAACAGTTGGTTTGATACCAATCTAGTTGTTAACGATTCAGGATGTTTAGAATGGAATGGCTGTAAGCTTTCATCTGGTTATGGAATAATTCGTATTTCTGGAAAAAATATAAGAGCGCACAGAATCGCATTAGAAAGAAAGTTGGGAAGAAAAATTGTATCCGGTATGTTAGCATGTCATTATTGTAACAATCCAAGTTGTTGTAATCCAGATCATTTAAGAGAAGGTTCTTTGCAAGATAATATGGATGATAAAGTTGCTTCCGACCGTCAAACAAAAGGCGAAACAAATGGTAATTCAAAATTAACCGTTGAACAAGTAATTGATATAAGGAATCGGAAGAAGACAGAAACTATAACAAACCAGCAACTTGCCGATACTTATGGAGTAAAAAAAGCGTGCATAGCTAAGATTTTAAGAAGAGAAAAATGGGTTCACGTTTGATTACCCATTTTCATATACTAATCTTTTTATAAACAAATGCCTCGTGAAACTATACCCGCACGTGATGAAAATGGACAGATTGTAGATTTTTTGGAGGAGGATCCAGAGATCCCCACCCAGCGCTACTGCATTATTTCTTTCGTGTCACCCGAGAAGGTCATTAAGCAGAAGAATGAGTTCTACAACGAGCAGTTCGTAGAGTGGATGGCATATGAGTGGAAGGTCAAGGGTCTTGAGCACCTCATGGCCTTCCTTGCTAAGAAGTATTCCCTGAAGGTCGACGATCTCTTCAAGGATGCGGACGAGTTCAAGAAGGTCCACGAGGACGAGGTGAAGAAGACTGATGTCCACGAGCAGTACCAGGTCTTCCTCCTGAAGAACGAGAAGGATCTAGAGTCCAAGTTCTCTGAGAAGGTCGAGTTCCAGACCAATGTCCGTGGCGTGAAGGTTCGTCGTATTTTCGCGAACCTCGAGGAGTGCCAGACGTTCGCCAAGGTTCTCCAGCGCCGGTACCCGAACGATAACCTCTACATCGGAAAGGTCGGTGCGTGGCTACCTTGGGACCCGTCCGAGAACATGATGCCGGAGGTTGAGTACGCAGAGAAGGAGCTCAATGAGATGATGCGCCGCTACAAGGAGAACGAGGTGAACCGCGAGATCTTCTTCGAGGAGGAGAAGGCTCAGCGCATCGAGACCCAGAAGAAGGAGAACGCTGAGCGTCATCGTAAGAACCTCGAGGACGCGAAGGCCGATGCGAATGTCGCTGATACGTCGGATATCGGTCGTGCGATCGAGAACAACGTTCACCCGGCGGAGGGCGGCGTTCCCCGTGATCTTTGAGTCGTATAAGATATAATGGGGTGCCCTTACGCTTTCATATTCGGAAAACCCAAGCAGGGAGCACATAGTACTCGCTTTATGGGGTATGCAGTCGTTGACAGTGTTGGAACAGTTCTGCTCGCAATACTGTTAGCTTATTTGTTTAATACCAATTTCTGGGTAACTTTACTTGCTACTTTTGTCGCAGGTGAGATCCTGCATTACATTATGGGCGCCCAAACCCAGTTTTTGACCACAATAGGTCTCAGTGTTTCTCCTTGCCCTGCTGCTTGACAGTCACCCAAGGACTGTTCTTTTTCGTTCCACGCATTGTGTCCGCAGAATACTCGTCCTGTGCCAACATTGCGCTACTGAACGGCTTGTTATCGTGCCACAGCGAATCGGCACATAAATGGAAATTGGGATGATCACTTGCTTTATACCAGAAAACCTGATCTTCAAGGCGGTTCGACTGAACCCCGTTGCAGATGACTAGGCACTCGAAATTCTCAGTACACTGATCCATGAACTGGCAGAACATTTCAAATGTGGGAAACATACCTGCATAGTTCTCGTAAATACGCCGACGATTACCCAAGATGTTCTCGCGCAAGATAAAGATGAAGTCTACGTTCGTACGCAAGTTAGGGGTAATACCTAGTGGGTACTGCATAGTAATGATAGTCATCACATCAATATGACGACCGTTCATGAAAATGTAGCGAGTAGACTCTTCCTTAATCCACGAACCGTCGAACAAACAGTCATCGAGAATCAGGAAGGCACGAGGATCCGTAGACGAACTTCCGCCATTCCGCTTCTTCTCTTCGTTACGTGCCGTCTTTACGCCAAGCTGACGCTTGATCACGTTCATCACGATTGATGGCTGGTACTTATCGTGAATCAGTTTGGATGGAACCATGTGCTGGAAGAACTCGTTAGCAACCTCCGTGGCGGAAATAACTGTTCCAATTGGGAAACACTGCTGGGTATTAAAAAGAATATCACGGACTAAGAAAGATTTTCCAGTATCTTTCTTACCGATTAAAACAATCATTGGAGACTTTCGCGAATCTATTTCACAGCGGTCTTTCAGCATATCAATATTAAACTTCTTGATTTGGAAGTTCATCTTGCTTTAGTGCGTGTACTTTTTAGTTTATGTTTGGTACGCCATAATAATATGGTTAAGCGTAAACCTTCTGCCGGAAGCGATCTGAGGACAAATTCTGTTGCCCTCTCACTCCAGCGATACGATACCAAGAGTCTGAAAGCTCAGCACTGGGGAATCCAGCACCTCCAGCCATTCTTCCCAGCCATCCAGAAACTGTTTAAAACTGAAGTTCGTGATTCGCCTCAGGAGTTCGGGTTCAGAGTCAATGAGGGTATTGCCACCATTGTGGATTCGGAGTCTATTCGCACCACGAAGGGCAATACGGTACCTGTTCATCGCAAGACCACGATGCTTCTGTCTCCTTTCAANTGGATGCAGGGAGATTATGGAACGTCGCTAGGTCTGCCCACGACNGAAGAAGAATCAGCCGAGATCTGGCGGAAGATCCAGGATCCGAACAATGCAGCATATGTGGGTGCCCTGTTATCAGTCGTTCTGGCTCAGTCTGGATGTCCTCATTTCCCCAAAGTTTACGGAGTGTTTACGGGAGTATCGGAAAAGCATACCATAGATATATCCGACGACTACGCCGACTTATCTGAGCGCTCATGGTTTTCTTCCAATATCGGAAAAACATTTGAGGTCAAAGTTTCCGATGAAGTGCATACTGGGTTCAGTCATACTCGCGGAGCTCGTGCCAGTGTTCTTCTGGGCGAAGATGCAGTTCTTGAAGGTGTAGAGGAACTCGTTGTAGAGAATGTGACTGCTGAAGCGGCTGAAATGAACCAGATGATGCGTGATTCGGATGAAGAGGACGATGACGAGTCTGATAGTTCGAGTGTGTCTACATCTTACATATTTGGAATCAAGTCTTGCGAGTGTGAGTCGGACGATGATGAAGATGAAGAGGACGAAGATGAAGATGGGGAGCCGTTTGCGTGGGCATCGTTCACGAACGTCCCGGTCCAAATCACGGTGATGGAGAAGTGTACGGGAACTTTCCATGAACTGTGTGCGACAACGACCGATACGGACAAGCATCAGGCATGGCTATCGCAGGTCATCTTTGCTCTAGCGTACGCTCAGCGAAACTACAGTTTCACGCACAATGATCTGCATTCCAATAACGTGATGTACATTCCTACCGATAAGGAGTATTTGTACTACAATTGTGCCGGATCATTTTACCGCGTTCCAACGTTCGGGTACCTTATTAAACTGATTGATTTTGAGCGCGGAATTGGATCAGTGAAAGTTATGGGAATGAAAGAGCCGAAACTCTTTATGAGCGATCATTTTTCAGTTAATGAAGAAGCAGGTGGACAGTACAATTTCGAGCCATGGTATCTCCCAAAACACCCAGAAATCAAGCCTAACCCGTCGTTTGATCTAGTACGTTTGGCTACTTCTATGTTCTGGGATCTGTTCCCCGAAGGACCCGAGTGTCTAGATTACCGTAACAACCCAGTGTTTCAGCGTTTCATTAAATGGATGACGACCGAAGATGGAAGTTCGGTATTATTCGGAAAAGACGAGGCTAAACATGATCGGTACCATGGCTTCTATCTTTACAAGGCGATTGCTCGGCTCTGTAAAAATGCAGTTCCACGAACTGAAATTTTATCTTTGAAATCTGTTTATACGATTGAATCAGTCCCTGCAGGAGAAGACTGTTGTGTCATTGAAGCCTAGAAGGTGGGCTTTCCTACGAACATATCCTGAACGCTGGGGATCTCCATATTCTTCACCGCATCCGTAACAACATCCGTTGTTGTGGCAAAGACAACTCCAGCGGTAATAATGCCTCCGAAGATAGAAAGCTTACCTGCATCTAACCAATCAATTGGCTCACCTTTTGACCGACGCTCCAGGGCATACACGATAAAGCATACGAGCGCAACAGACACGGCTGCAATAGGGATCATCATTTATTCTGCGCTCAATCAAAATTCTACATATTTAGAACGAGCGTCTCACCCATCTTACCCTCAATCTCCTTTAAAGGATCGTCCTCCTCCTTAGGCGGCTCAGGCAAAGCTACCTCGTCCTTCTTATCAAGATCCTCAAACTCAATCTCGGCAGTCTCCTCACCCACCTTCAGCTCGCCACGATCCTCCTCCTCATCCTCCTCCGACTCAGAATCAGACTCCGACTCCGGCTCAGGCGTATCCTCGAACTTTACCTGATTTACAGATGGCGAAGACTTGGGCGTCTCGGGAGCATGCTGAACCTTAATGGGGACAGATGCAGGTACAGATGGTGCATCATCATCCTCGGCAAAGTACTTCTTGGCAATCGTCTCCCACGGCAGGAACGACCGAATCACCTGCTCCATACAATCCGTAACCACCTTCTCAATCTCCTGGCGATTACGTGCCTGCTGCTCAGACGAAACACCGACCGTCTTGAAATAGTACGCCATCTGCCACAGCTTGCGCGCCGAATGCTTGTACAGTTCATGAATGAACTTGCTTAAGCTCGGGCGATCAAACTCAATTTTCAGCTCAGACTGAGATCCGCGGTAGTGTAGAGACGCAAATGACTTCATGTACGAAATAAAGACTCCCATCAGAAGATCATCCATGTACCGGCAATTCGTGACCTTGACGATACGCTCCTCTTCCGTCAGTAGCGTCGCCTCGTTCCACTCGGGGATACGCGTGAGCATGTTCTGGAACGTACGCAGAACCTGATCCATCTGACCGTTACGTTCGCACAACTCCTTGGCCGAATCGTAAATACTCCAAAACCCATCGGCAACGGGGCTGACGAGCAGACCGACAAGATGTTCGCGCAAATGAGTCTTGGCGAACTCTGTAGACATTTGTTAATTTTGCGTACTATAAAACACCCCAGGAAACGCAAAACGGAATTGAATTTGCAAAGAAGTACCTGATTCAACGACGAAGATGGACTCCTACAACGATGAGGTCCTGACGATTAAAGCTGTGGTTGGCCTGATGCGGCTGAAGAACGCTGTGCCTATCAAGAAGAAGCAACGTAAGACCCTTACCAAGGAGAAGCGTGCACAGTCTCTTAAGACTTGGCATCAGATGCAACGCATTGTGAAAAATCGCGAGGCTACCAAGCACCGCAACCGCTCAGCCGCTATGAAGGCTGCTTGGGCAAAGCGCAAGGCAGCAGCAACCAACTAACTGGTGTTTTAAACACCATTTTTCAATGAAAAACGAAATCATTTTTGCTAAGAGAAGGGATAGTACACAACACGACACAAAGATGAACCACACGTACAAGAACTACGAGGAGCAGTCTAAGGCGTACATGCAGGCGCTCATTGCGCACCAGCGTAAGGTGGAGGAGGATGCGGCTTTGCGCGCGGCTTCTACCATTCTCGCCAAGATGTACAACAACCTGGACACGGCGCCGGCGCACACGCGCACGGTCTGCCCTGGCGCTCCGTCTCGCACGAAAGATCATTATTAGAGCCCACTAGGGGCTGGCTGGCATCCTACTGCCCCAATTTTTCATTTTGTAAAAACGGATTTATTTTGAATATAGAAAGTGATACTAACAACACACAAGCCCCAAACACAACCAATAAGCAAAATGCTGACGGCTGCGCAGATCAAGAAGCTCGAGTCCGCTATTAGCGTGATGCAGGAGCTCGTCAACGAGAACCAGCCCGCCAACGGCGGTGCGGGCAAGGAGCCGGTCACGCCTGTTAAGGTGACCAAGACCAAGGCCGAGACTCCCTCGGCGCCCGTCAAGGGCAAGAAGGCTGCCGTGAAGACGGTGCCGGAGGAGACCACCACGGCGAAGAACACTGACGGCAAGCGCGAGATCGCGTTTCCCGCCACTGCGAGCCACACCAAGGCCCTGAAGGAGGGTCTCAACAACCCGGACACCAAGCAGTTCACCAAGGACAAGCAGAACTTTAAGAAGTACTGCGAGGGCCTGACGGACTCCGAGTGGGACGCCAAGAACCTCGACGAGCACGTCGAGACGTGGCTGAAGCTCAAGACCGAGCCCAAGGCTGAAGAGCCCGTGACCTTCGACATTCTCTCGTATGAGGAGTTGAAGGGCATGGAGGGGCTGACGGAGACCGACAAGGTCGGCATCTACTGGAACGCCCACGAGGGGCGCCACGTGGCCGGCCCGGCGGAGCTGAAGGACGAGGACTACAATGAGGTGGGCGACCACCTGGTGGGCGAGACAACCATGCGCGTCATCGACAAGGATGACAACTTCCTGGGCTTTGCCGGCATCGGCAAGCTCAAGGACGTCGTTGTGGCGTAAATTACAACTTACTGGCGAAACCCAGTCTAAAAACTATTTTTACTTGCGAGACCGATGACGACGAGTCTTGCGAGCCTTCTTAGATACCTTGCGTGTTTTGCGACGACGAGACTTTCCACCTTTACCCGCCGGTACTTCCTCTTTATCCTGCGCGGCTTTTGCTTCTGCTAGAAGTTGAGGAGTACTGATCGTCAGCTTTTTCGCAGTAGAGTATGCCTCTGAATCGTAAGGATCGGCTGGGCGAATCTGGCGCAGAGGAGTGCGTGGACCAGCAGGTAAATCTAGAGTTCCGCTCATTTATTTATAGTGGAGATCGAAATATTAGATACCGGGCAAAGACAAGAAAGGGAAGAACAAAGATTGGGAAGATACCGAGACTGACAAACGCAAGGAATCCTAGAACATAGTACCCTCCAGCACTTCCAGTTAATTGTTCGCCGTAATCTGCCGACTGGAACGTGATAGAAAACAGGTAAAACCAAAAGCAGAACAGGAAAATATCGTAAAAGATATTTCCAACTAACGACATTAAATCCTGACTCAATGTTGTCGTTATGGCATTCTTGATTGCTGGAGCACTCAGCGTGAACTTCTGACCATCCTTGATTGTCCGAGAACTGGGATCGCCGTTAATCTTGATATCGACTTTTAGGTACTTCACCTTCTGCGGATTCGGATCAGGAACTCCCATCGTTTGGGGACTGACCGTAATATCAATAGCTCCGTCGTGGAGATACGTGCGGACTGCAGACGTTACATCCTGATAGTTCGTATCGTAACCGTACTGTGCCTTGACAATATGTAGACCAGACGCTACACGTGCCGGAGGAGCATCAATATCAATAGGTTCACCATCTACCGCACTTATCGTATTACTTGCTCCGCCGTTAATAGAATATGTAACCGTCAGCGTCTTTACCTGTCCAACGGCCGGATCGTCTACATTTAGAGAACCTGGTGCGACCACGAAGTTCAGCTTACCGTCCTGTATATGGGCACTAACAGCTCCGGTAACATCGAGAAGGTTTGTAGTTCCGACTCCGTACTTTGCCGACTGAATTTTTAATCCGGAGGCCATTCTTATTATAGTACAAGGATTATGAGCTGAATACAACGCTCGCCATTCCACCCATTACACGCAAGTAGTTATATGACTCAACGTATGCTCGTACCGTAAAATTGTACGGCAGCGTCTTTACTGCATTTGCGACCTGGGAACTCGGTACAATTGTAATAACGTCTTGAGGCGAGTACAGAAGCTTTCCATTAGGACCTAGCGTATTGGGGTTCACGATTGTTGGCTTGGGGTTATTTAGAGTTGATTTGAGAACACATACTGGCGTAACCTGACCTGGATCTGCATCAATGGGAATAAACGGTGGCTGGACGTACGTGTTACGCAGGATAGTCTTGTTGAACATTGAACCGTTAATGTGACCACATGGCTGGGTAGAGTTGTGGTCTAGCGCAAACGAGTACGTGTATACTCCGGGAATATCGGTGGAGGTACGCCCTTTCTGATGACGGTAATTCTGTAGCTGGCTGAAAAAGTACGTCTGCTTGTATGAGAATCGCTCCTTGCCGTCCAAGATAATTGCTGACTCCAGCAGAATATCGCGCTGGGATACACCTACATCCAAAGCTACACCGCCAGAGTATGGTGGTGTCATGTACAGCATACCAGTAGAATCTAGGGGAGGCTTGTACGGATCCGTCCAGTTCGTGTAATTATCCATATCGTTCTGCTGGATCCGATCAGATCGTTGAGCTACCCATACGACCTGAGTACACAAATTCTTCATTAAGAGAGTGAGATCGTTTGATGCACCGTACTGTCCATCGGCTGAAACCACATCAATTTGGGAAATAATGAATGAATGCTCAGTATTTGCTACATGCGTCAGCTCGGCATCTCCCAGGAAGATATAGTTCGCCTCAATGAACGGGTTCAAGTTCCAGTACATCAACTCAGGGTTCGTGGGAACTGGAGTCGTGTCGTACGTGGGAGGAGACAGGAAATTGTTCATCGTCATTTGGGAACTGCTGGAATCCGGGGCAATACGGACACCGAAGTTAGGATTTGGCTGGCCGTTAATGGTTTCACGAACGTCGCGAATCGTGAACAGATCGTACATGCTTTTCAGTTCTACCACGATTTCTACTAGAGAGTTCTGGAGTGCGCCAAGAGGCAGAGCGGATCCTACGTTCTCACAGAACCAAAAATGGAGAGGAACGTTGAGGACGCGACCGTAAATTGACGGCTCAGCGGGTGATCCAGCCGTTGAAATCGCATGAGGGTACTGATTCAGACGATCGTAGGCATTTGCTGGGTCATAAACTTCGGGCAAGTTACCTACCATCTGATTGACCATGGCCTTCTTATTGGCATCAAAGTTCAAGTCAGCATACAACTTCATCCATTCTCCAGTGTGCCGAGCAATTTCCTGACCGTTGATGACGATAGATACATAATTGATCATATTGTACCCGATATTACGAACCCAGTTGAATTCGTACCCAATCGCCTGAGAATTCGAATTCAGGTTTGGGTGAGTTGTGCTTACCGGAACGACCGACGAATATATATTCGGAAGCGTCATAACGATATAACAATCGTTCAAAAGCTGGGCAAACTGCTCAACTTTTGCTCGTAACGTCAGCGAACCTGAAACAGGAAGACGTAAATTTTTGGACTTGAACACCAATTCAAACTGTTCCATCGCGAAATCCGTGTGGCGCTTATACACCGACCTAAAATGAGTGAACGATGGGTTCCCACATACTAGTTGATCTTGTGCGCCTTTATTGACGAGCTGAATTACACCTCCAGACATCCTCTTACTTATTTACTGAATAGTTTTATGCGTGAAAACGATGCGGATTAAGTAACGGTTAACCGAAAACTGCCTCCCAGTAATTTGCCTACACAAGATCACCTTCCTGTATCTTGCCAATACAGCACTTGCCTCCAGCAATCTTAGGACCTGGCTGTGTAATATTATTACAATCACATAGGCGAACAGCGATCAAGAATAGAGGGTATACTGCAGGATCAGGGTTAACAACGCGCATATAATCCGCAGTCTGTGATGCGCGGTAATTGATCCACTGTTCGTTAGTACGGCGAATACGGCTAGCTCCCGTATGCTTCTTAATGAGAGATGGAAGAGTGTAAGCTACCTGAGGAACCGTCGGAATATCTACATCCGTACCATCTGCAATTGTGTAAGCATAGGTACGAGCGCCATTCAAACGTTTCAGGCGAATCCAGTCGCCAGCCGATAAACCTACAGTTCCACGCTGGTTGTTTGAAGATGTGCGTCCATGGGCTACGGTGGCCATTTATACAACACCTGGGAAAAAGGAAATTGTGTTGGGGCCATTACGTGATCCGATTTGGAGCAGACGTTTATTGTCCTGGAACGCAAGGTAATCAAATATCTCATTGGTTTTGGGATCCATGATCATCACGATCCCCTTGATTTTTATAATTTGGAGTTTGCGTAGTTTCTTTAAGAGATTGCGCTGGTACAGTTGATCACGTTCGTCCGTCAAGTAAGATGGACGGTACGCTAAATCTTCAGCCGTAACGGCTGTATCGAAACGCATACACTGAATCACTGGCTGTTCACGCGAATGTAACTTACGATGAATCTCACAATCTACCGCGGCCTGCTTCAGAATCGTAGTAATACTCTTGATAATACGGTTCTTGCGGAAAGCGACTTCATACAGGAACTCATCAGACGTCATAAAGGTTTCGCGCGGCTCGTCACCTTCATACCGCTTTAACTCCATATCGTTACGACGAATGAGAGTGATATTGGGTCCTTCCTGATCTTTCATCTGCTCTTCAGAAAATACTGACATGTATAGTTTTACGGTAACTGTACGGTCTTCGGGAGGTAGAGACGCATGAGAGTTCACGCGAATAGCGCGGCCAATCACCTGCTCAATACGACCAGGGTTCCAGTACGGTTCCATGATGTAGACGTTTCGGACATTCTTTAAGGTAATACCTTCAGCTGCCTTCTTGGTTCCCATGAAAATACACAGACGTCGCTCCTTGATTGAATCTTTCAGAGATGAAGGAAACGTTTGGCTGTAATCTTCATTGAAAATCTGGCGCATCAGTTCAGCCTCTTCTTCCGTCTCGTCGCCAGTATACATTCCAAACGCCGGCACACCTTTCTCCATCTCGCCTTCGCGCCACTGTCCACCTTCCTTAATGAGCTTGTACTTCTGAAACCCATTATGCTTCAGAATGATCGCGAATAAACCCAACCCTTCCAAAGACTTGTATTCGGAATATACGAACTGGTTATGCAGTTCTCCCATCTTTCCAACAGTAGATTTCAGATCTTTCAGCATCTGTGCCATTTTGGGTGAGAAATGAGCAAGGACTTTAGGAGTTAAGAACCGTTCCGGATCTGCCTCCAACTTATCCAGAATAACCTGCTTGTCTTCCGGAATAGGTCGGCCGTACATTGACATCTCGGTCTCATTCTCGTCCGTCAACTTATACTTGAACTCTGGCGGAACCGCAAAGTTACATACGAGGCGCGACGTCATTCGGAACGAACCCATTTCGTCGTTCAGGGACGGAGACCGTTTCTTTTTGGCTTCACGATCAATCTCTATCTTGCGGGCTTCTAAGTACATAAGGTACTGTTCTGGAGACATCGCGATTTTCTGCAGGGTCTTCTCTTCATCCAACCGTTTCGGAATGAGTTTCTCGTCGGCTCCCTTGTAGTACGATACTAGACCTTGGATACGCCGTCCGAACATCAGAGCGTTCTTGATATTCAAACCGTCAACGAACGTATTAATGAATCCTTGTGGTCCATCAAAATCGGTAGGCAAGCATTCCAGCTTTTCAACCCCCATTTTATCTTCACCCAGCAACTCTACACCCGCAAACTTGGTTTCAAACTCAGTCTTCCATTCCGTTGCCCATTTACGAATATCAGTCTCCTGCTTGTAATCTTTATTGTACTTCACGGCAATACGATCACCCTTGTCGTTATACACGCTCTCAAAATAAGGAGGATTACGAGTAATCTTGATTTCGTGCTTTACCGAATTGTACTCTATCGTATCCACATCCTTCTGCTGCCGGAAAAAAGCAGTCATCAGAGCTTCGTCCCAGGCCATTGCCGCCTTGGTAGGAACCGTAACTCGTTCAATGGGTCCACGCAGAAGATTCATCATGAATGCGATTTCCTGTGGGCGATTGATTACTGGAGTTCCAGATAGAGCCACAACTTTACAGTTGGTGGCATTGTAAATCATATTGTACAGCTTCTGCTTGATTTCGCGCTCGGACAGAACCGAGCTAATTAAGTTATGTGCCTCTTCCAAAATCACGATGGAATCATCGAACATCCGTTCAGACGGCAGAAGTTTGTCGACATTCGATTCCATGATACCGTTATAGTTAATGAAATGGAAGCGTGAATTGATCATATCGTTGACCTGAGCTTCAATACCCTTTTGCTGGTCACGAGTCAGAGTTCGGAAGTTAGGAGCGGCTTCAGGAACCGTCATAAAATAGCTTCCGTTCTTGTCCAGGTACTCTTCCGTAATACCCAATGATTTTGCAGTATCGCGATCCTCTTCCGATGTAATCTGTTTCTTCATCCAGTGCTGATCTAGGATATACACTGGATCGCCACACTTCCGGATCTCTTCAATGAAATTGGCACGAAGCGAAGCAGGGAGAAGAACATAGACCTTCTTATTGCTCATTAAAGACTCAGCAACTGCAATAGCCGAACACGTCTTGCCTGAACCGAGACCGTGGAACAGCAAGAGACCACGGTAAGGAGTTTCAATAAGCAAGTAATCGCGAACTAGCTTTTGGTATGGGAACAGCTCACCCGGTTTTCCATCAGTGCCCTCTACATCTTTTTGGCGGTACTTCAAGAAGATTCGGGTTATGGAATCTGCGAATGCTCGGCGACTAGGCAGAACGTATGACATTCTCACTTAATTTTAGAACCGAAATGATAATGGAAGAGGTTGTCCGCAAGAATCCAAAACTCTGGACTGTCGCAATTTACTTGTTTTATGTGGCGGGATTCCTTTACCTAAAGCCATCTGTAGCTTTCGGAAAAGACGGAAATATCCGTCCCTTTGGAGTTGGAAAGAAGGACTCTACAGTCTTCCCAGTATGGATTTGGATTCTCGCACTGGCAGTGGCTGCGTACTTGACTGTAGTGTACATCTTAGACTTCCAGATGTAAATTACTTTCCGACCTTTCATTCTTACGGCGTTCAAGTGTCTCTTTTATAGAACGAAGACGATTAGCTATATGTTCAGGTGATTGTTTTTTCCCCATATGAGCTTTACTCTTTTTGAATTTGGTTTCATCTGATTCTTTCTTTCCTAATTTATTTATGTTACCTTTCATTGCATGACTTTTCTTAGATTTAGTTTCATCTGATTCTTTCTTTCCTAATTTGTAGGTGTTACCTTTCATTCTTTCTTTTTGCCAGGGATGAAGTATACCTTTTCTAGAATCACTCATTTTTTTTCTTATATCGTCTGTCAGAGTTGAGCTTGATCCTCCTTTAAGTATGTTATAACCATTTGGTACCAATGAGTTATTAACAGATATTAATTCTATCTCCTTTTTGTTTAGTTCTTCTTTAGAATCACACGAACATATAACTTCAAACTTAAAGTTATCTGTGCCATGTAACCTCAAACTATTATTAAGAGCCTTACAACAATCTCTGCCGTGCTTTGCAGAATTCTTATGAGCATACCATCTTCGTATAGGCGGAGTTTGAATGGTTTGACCGTAGTATTCTTTCCCATTAATTGTATTCGTAATTTTATAGATGTGTCCATATGCCATTTGTATAAAATAGTGTTATTAGTTTAAACTTTTCTTTCCTTGACTTTGACTTCTAAAGTTCATAGAAAAAAGTGTCTGGATTGAATTTCGCTTTATCCAGCAAGTTTCGCAAGACCTCTTCGTCTGCCAGTTTATACTCCCCAATCTTCTGGTAATTGTTTTCCAAAACATCGCCCTCATGAACGATCATATCTTTCTGAGGTCGCTGGGATAGTGGATGTAAGATAAGTTCAGGAACAGATTCCGTTCCTGTCCCATCAGTGGCCGGTTTCATATACTTCCTGATTTTCCGGGTAGTATTCCGCTTCAAGTTCTCTTTGAGTCGTCCCGCATCGTTCACGGAAATACCCACCATTCCCACAATATCGGGATACTTCTTGATGATTGTATCACTCAAGCACGGATCGTATGCTGCTCGGGGTTTCGGTAAACATCCCTGAGGAACCTTTGAACACCGTTTCAGGAAGTTCCGTTTAGTGTTTTTGTCCAACCGAGTATTCTTCGATGGAGTTAGAAGCCACAAAACTTTGACGTCACGAACAAGTTTGTATACCGTTACTCTTTTGAAATCCTTAATCCAGATTCCAAGTGCCAGTTTTCCCACGAACGGATTCGGGTAGAAAAACACGTTCTGGTTTGGGGTCATACACCGTGTTCCGTCGGGTAATGGAACTCCTCTCACATCATCTTCCGGCTTCTTTACCAGACGGAACAGTAGTGTCCCTTTTGGTATAGTTTTGACTTCAAGTTTCTTACGACGATATACGATCGTCTCCATTATTACTAATGCTGAAATAAACACACGATATAGAATCCTCGGATCTTATACTTCTCCCATTTCAAATCTAGATCATCTAATCTTGCAAAATTGTAATTTGCCGGAACTTTCAGGAACACGTAATCAGGTCCACGTTCGTACGTTTCCAGTAAAGTACGAGCTATTTCGTCTACTCGGTATTTCCCCAAATACAAATCTAAATTATCCTTTTCCTTGTAACTTAATCCTCCCCAGGGAGCATCAATATACACTATATCCGTATCCATAGTAGACATAGCTTTTACCGAATCGCCTTGATGAAGTTCTACGTTCTTGAGTTTGAATGTTTCGACATTATTTTGCAACGCTTTGAAATTGTCGGGATTTATTTCGTAAGAATGAACTTTCTTGAAATGTAATCCGAATAAAATCGTATCACCTCCTACATTGCCAGTCATATCAGTAATCGTTTTGGCTTTCAGGTTCTTGACAGTATCCTTCATGATCTGAATCAACTTTTCTCCGTCGCGACGTTTGGTGATAGAGTACTCGCCTTCTTCTGTCATTTGGAGTTTATCGTAATCTACCCCTGTCTTCTTAGGAAATAAGATTTCCATACGGCTTCGCGCTCGTCCTTTCAGAGGATTTCGGCGAGTATACCCCATTATTTAGTCGCAGGTTTCGCGTTTGCCGCTTCCGCCTGGCGTTTCGCCTGAAGTTTTGCCAATAGATCAGTCTTGAACTTAGACATCTCATCTACTGTAGGAACACATGCGGCTTTTGTGGTATCGTGCGCGGCCCATACAGTCATCGGCCAAAGGAAGAGCATGATAATATACCCTAAAGCCAAGTTTGTGGCCATACGTTCCTGAAGTCCAAAACTGATGAAAAAGTTCTCGAACGGAGCACGGAAGAACTGGAATAGCGCAGCAAAAAAGTATGCTATCGCACAGGGAGCCCCGGCAATAGCTCCATTTTTTAGCGAAGATGACAAGCTGTACTTGGAACATTCAGCATACGTACTGATCATAAGAACGAGCGCTGTACCAAACGTTATTCCGCCAAATACTGTTGCGGTAGGAACTACAAGATTCAGAGCGACTTCCATTGTTTTTACTACATACTTTGATGTGTGGCAATCAGACGTTCAACATCTGTCATGAGAGCAATACGTTCAGTATAATGCGGTCGAATAACTGAACGGCATTCGGACATAGATTTCCAATCGACTTCTGACACTTCTTTGCTCTGCATGAACGTCAGCTTCTGCTTCAAATTAATGATCTTGGAATCACGAAGCAGCGCTACGAAATAGATATGACGGTACAGAACGTTATTGGTTCCACGGAATGTTTCAACGAATTTGAGATTGGGATGCAGAGTATACGCTTCAGGAGGAATATTAGTCTCTTCGAAGAATTCGCGAACGGCACACTCAGAATCAGATTCCCCACGTGCTCGACGACCTTTGGGAAACCCCCATTCTGGATCAGAATACTTTGAACGATTACGCTGAATGATATCTGCCCTGTCCAACTGGTAGTATTTGGATTTGGAGATCTCGTACTCTGCAGAATGAGTGTCTCGTCCTTGCCCCCAGAGTCTCGTCCACAAAGTATCGAACTCTTCTGACACAATAGAGTTCTGTTCCGGAATCGTCATGTTGCCCACCAGGCGTTCATAGTACGCTGGATCGCCCATTTCGTACTTTCCCCTAATAAACTCCATATATGCCATGGAATCTTTCCTCTTCACCATCAGAACTCCGATGGTTCGCGGGTCTACGGGTAGTTTTAAAGGCTCGTAGGCTCCCCGTAGCAGGAGAATCCCACACGAGATAATTGGGTCTTTACATGTTCGGAACACGTGTCCTTTCTCACCACAATTGTTGCAGTACATTTCCTTCGCCGACATTTCACTGTCATACCGTCCGTTTTTACTTCCGGCTTTCTAACAAATGGGTGGAAGCTCAAGTAAAACAGTCCTGCCACCGATTCTTGGAGTAGACCCTACCAAGGGAACTTACTCTGGAGACTACGTGACCCAGCTTGCCGCCACCAATGCTGCCGCTCAGCAGGCGGCGTATAAGGTAGCCCAGTCTGCGTACGGAGCCGCTTCAACGTGGAAGACGGTGGCGTATTCAGTCGTGGGAATTGTGATTGCCGTCCTTGTAGGTATCTCTATTTACGATATCTATGCCCGCATCACAGGAAAAAAGACGATCATGTGGCCAGGAGCTGTACAGGTATCTGCTCCTTCGTCTACGACTACACCGCCGTCAACTGTAGGCGTTGGGTCAGGATCTTCACCTTACTCTTCGACCGAAAGTGATTCGGCGTACAAGACGGTAGGTATTACTGGCCCTACGGGTCCTACGGGTCCTGGAGGTCTCCCAATCGGCATGGCTCCTCCTCCACCGCTTCTGTGGGAGTGGTGGTACGGTTCTCCTTCAATGGCTGGTGCTGTGGACGGTACCGGCACAACAGTCGTTCCCGCAATGAACGCTCCTCTGTCGGCCGGTAACCAGGGAGCGTATGGAATGCAGTGGTGGATGTACATCAAGGACTGGAATTACGGATACGGCAAGGAGAAACCTATTATCGTACGCCCTGACGCTACTAATTCAGCCGTCATGAATCCTCGCGTCGTTCTCCACCCAACCGACAACTCTCTGCGTATCAGCGTCTCAGTCTTCCCTTCAGATGAGAGCGGAGCAGTCTCTGAGCCCGCTGCTGCCGGACACCATGGATCGACCGACGACGTATTTATCTGCGAAGTCCCCAATATTCCCCTCCAGTCCTGGTTCTCGGTTTCCCTGACGGTGTTTGAGCGTAACTTGGATGTGTACCTCAATGGTATGTTGGTTAAGTCTTGCTTTATGTCCGGAGTACCCAAACCAGCGATTGGCGACATTCAGGTAACGCCGGAAGGAGGATTCTCAGGAATGGTGTGCGGACTCACTACGTCCAACAAAATGATTAATCCATCTGACGCTCTAGCATTCTACAGCTCGGACAATTCGTGCCACACGATTTCTGATAAACCAGCTGCAGCAATCAATACTACCGGGTACTCTGTGAAGTTCGGAGTGTATGATACAGTTGGACGACAAGTCAAAGAATATACATTCTAAAACTATAACAATGGATACGGTCGTTATTCTATTTGCGATTATAGCCGCCGTGGCAACCGTGTATCTAGTATACCGGGCTTTCAACAGCCCAACATCTGTCAGTAATGTACTGACAATTGTTGGCCCTATTTCCGACGGACGAAAGCAGTTTGATAGTCCGCTCCAGATCCCTAAATCGTTCAACGAGAAGCAGGGAATGGCGTTCTCGTACGGTTGCTGGGTGAAGATCAATGATTTCTCGTACCGCTATGGCGCTCCTAAACTCATTTTTACTAAAGGACCACTTGACTTAACCTCAATGTGCCCTGCTCTGTTTTTGGACTCTACATCTAATTCCCTCATCGTAAAGATTGACACCTTCGGAGGAACGGAAGTCATACCTGTAGGTAACATCCCTGCAAAGAAGTGGGTACATGTTGCGATTGCGATTTCTCAGGATTCCGTGGATATTTATGTCGATGGAAACTTGTACCTCCACCACTCACTGACCCAGGTTCCCAAGCAGAACTTGGAGACCGTTCATACCACTGCCGCAGGTGGATTTGACGGTGCGATTGCCGGTCTGACATACTACAAGTACCTCTTGACCCCTGATTCTATTGCTGGTATTATGGCTTCGACTCCTACCGTTGGACAGGATACGGATGCTCTGCCGCCTTACCATGACAACTCATTCTGGCTGAGCCATCTTTAAGTAATTGCCTGTAATCCTGCCTGGGCAGCTGTAGCCTGGGACATTTGAGCTTTTGATTGTGATTTCATATCATCTACTTCCTTCTGTAACGCCGTTAGCTTTGAAGCCAACGCCGCTACTTCCGTATCGTCACCTGCTGGACCTGTAGCACCCGTACTTCCGGCTGGAGCTGCTGGTGCCGGTCCCGTAAGACCAGTCATAGGACCAGCAGTCGCACTGGTCAAGTGCTCCATGACGATCATGTCCTTATTGGCTACCGTATAGGCTATTAGAAATACCAGAACACCCAGAGCTATCCAGTAATAATACTTCATTATCATTTAATGCATTTTAGTTTTTAGATCTTTAACTGCCTGTTCCAACGACTTAATTCGCGACTTCATATCCTGGATCTCCTGCTCCTGAGGAGTTCCTAATGGAAGAGACGACCGTTCTGGAACGTCCCAGTTCTTTGAACTGTCTTTGTTTACCGTGAGATGCTCACGAATGACAGTGAAGTACAGGACTACCAACATAAGTCCCACAAGAACTAGATGACTTGTCTTGAACATTTGTCTTCTTAGATACAAATGAGTTCACAGGGTGCTACAGGTGCTACCGGATACGCATATCTTCCCACTCGCGATGCTCAGGACTGGACTCGTAAGTTGAAGGAACAGCGTCTTTACACGTCGTATAGTGCTCCAGGAGGAGGTAGCAATACAGACATGTCACCTCCATGGATGAAGTTCGGCAATGACATTCGTATATCGTTTGATCAGGGTAAGTTGTCATGCTTAGGTCCCACTGGATGTACTGGAAGTGCTTTTAGCGGAGTAATTCCTTCGTAATCGTTAGATATGTTGTTATCGGCGTCGTAACGTCTTCTTTAGAGATTTACGGACTTTCTGGCGCTGGGTCTTGTTCAGATCCGTAGGCACATAACTGAAAAACAGTTCTAAAAACTCCCGAGATTCACGGTTCTCTTTTAACTTATTATAAATTTCCGATCGCTCAGCGCGCATACTTACAAGATTCTTCTGCGTTCCGATACATGTTAAAGGAGTCAAGATCTTGTACCGCCGAGACGTACTATTCGCCAAATTCACTAAATGTTCAGCCGTACACAGGAACCGCTGTTCCGGCTGAGCTTCCAGGAACTCTTTAGGAGCGTACAGAGCTGACAAGAAGAACTGGAGCAGAGTAGGAATACTTGCTACTCGTAACCCAGAAGGTGTTTCATGGTAACTGTGGCACGCCGTGGTTTCATACAGTCGTACCAGAACATTCTTGGCATTACGAATATCAGTACGTGCCGGCATCAACTCTTCAAACTCCGGAAACTCGCGAGACTTAACGCTCTCGTGTTTCTTGAACACTGCCATAATCTTCTTCGACACTTCAGCCCTTTTCTCGGGCGTCACCAGAACATCCAGCGGCAACATCCATTTGCGTGGCGTCTTTTCCTGAACCATTGAGCCATTGAATCCCAGTAAAACCAGATGATCTTTCACTAGAATGTCACGAATCTCGTCGCGCACAGTATCGTCTACAAACTCATCCGTAATCTTCTCGGCTCCCGCAGGGCAAGTCATTGGGTGATGCTTGTTGAGTAATTGGAGGCGCTTATAAACTTTCTTCCATCGCGACACATCGCCTTTCGGTCGCGAAAGTTCTAAATACATTGCCATCCGCAAGAAGTTCGGGGGAACGTACGAGATCTTATCTTTCGTGATCTTTTCGTCCCACAGTTTCTTGAACATACTCACTTCCATATGCGACACATCAGCCACCCCGATATAATTGGCAAACACTTTCCACGTTCCCAGATGTACTCCTGGCTTAACTTCTACACTCGCAAATCCTGCGTTCGCCAGCCGGTCTCCCAGTTTAGCCGCATGTAACTGAGGAGTCTCCGAAAAGAAATCATAGTCCGGAATCTCGATGGAAAAATCGTAGAACTGGTCTTCGGGAGGTAGGAGATTATTGATAGCCGTACCACCATAACACATCACACGATGCGTCTCAATGAACTCCCGGACAATTTTTATCATTTTTTTCACGTCGGGATCGCTTGCCGCCTCTTTATCAATCTGCTCTTGAGCTAAGGCGATAACCTCCTCTACCTCCATTACTCTTCTGCCCTAAAAAATGAATGGTAATTATGCCGTTTTTATTTTAGGTTGTCAAACAAATGACCAAGCGGTCTTCTAAGGAATGCCCTAGGGATAGGAAGGGATCAGGCGATATGGCTGATCCTCCTCCACCAGTGAAGCGAAAGAAGACGGAAGGGGATACGTTGTGGATTAAGGACGATACATTAGATTCGTCTACAGGAGAAGAAGAGAAGCCTACGATTCGTGTCCCTACACCCACCAGCGACGAAACGTACGAGGAAGAGGAGGAGGAAGAAGACGATGAAGAGGAGGAGACAGATGAGCCGGAAGAGTCGCAGAAGGACGATTTCCTAGATTACTTGATGCATAAGTACTCTAAGGCCGGTCCAGCTACTCGTTCTCAAACAAAGATTCCACCAATCAAGATGCCGATGCAGTTATCCAAGACTGAGATGGAGTATTTCAAGAGCCAGACTCCCCAGCGCCGAGACTCGTTGATGTCTTTAATGAAGAAGATGACTGCTCTCAGCATGTCTGAAGGCGATATTCCTCACAAGTTCCGAATCCTTGAACTCCCTATTTCCGATTACATTAAGGCCAATGTTGTTAAGAAGATCACGGCCGTAGAAGAGATGGGGGCAGATTCCGGCGAAGCGTACAAACTCCGCAACTGGATTGACGCGTTCCTGAAAATCCCGTTTGGAAAAATTGTACCTTTACCCGTAACTCTGGATCACGGACCCATGATGTGTAATGCGTTCATGACCGAAGCGCGTCGAACGATGGACAAACATATTTACGGGATGGTTCCGGCCAAAACCCAAATCCTTCAAATCATTGCCCAGCTGGTCGTTAACCCAAAATCCGTCGGTAATGTGATTGCCCTGCAGGGATCTATGGGTGTAGGTAAGACTTCCTTAGCACGTAATGCGATCGCCGAAGTCATGAAACGCCCTTTCGAGTTTTTCTCGTTGGGTGGCGCATCCGATATTGCTGGATTCGTGGGTCATTCGTACACGTACGAAGGATCTATGTGGGGACGCATTGCTGATTCTCTGATGCACGCCGGAGCCATGAATCCAGTCATGTACTTTGATGAGCTGGATAAGGTTAGTACTACGCCACACGGCGACGAGATTGTGAATATGATGATCCATTTAACTGACCGGTCCCAGAACTCTCAGTTCCATGATCGGTACTTTTCTGGGGTAGATTTCGATCTTTCCCAATGTCTGTTCGTGTTTTCGTTCAACGACATTGATAAAGTTCATCCTATTTTGCGTGATCGTATGACGGTAATTCATTGTGGAGGGTACAATGAAATTGATAAGAAGGTTATCTTGAAGGATTATATTTGGCCTCAGTTACTTGACCGCCTAAAATTCAAGTCTGAAGATATCGAACTCACTGATCCTGCTATTAAGCATATTATCAGCGAGTACTCTGGCGAAGAAAAAGGTGTGCGTACTCTCATACGTACGGTTGAAAGCATGATGACGCGCTTGAATATGCTGCGAGTCATGCAGGATGAATCCGTAAAGGAGTACTGTTTCTACGTCGACTACAAGACTCCATTCACTTTGACTGAGTCTGTGGTGCGGAAGTTACTGACTGATTTGACGAAGAAAGATCCTGAACATTGGCGGGTGATGTACAATTAGACATCAGAACAAAGCTCCAGTTACAGCTGTCGCAAGTATATAATGATCTCGTATAACTATCCAGCCAATTAAACTCGATCGTGAACTCGCTGTTCTTGCACTTCGGACATTCTCGCGTCTTTTGGAACTGTTCAACTAGCTCATTCATTTTGTCCGCCTGATTCTTGGTGCAAGAAAATACATTTTTAAACAATTATCCAATTGACCATTAGGCCTGCACCTACAATTGCTAGCCCAGTCAAAAAGGCATACTTGCGCGCACGGGACGCATCACGTTCCAGCGCCGCTTCCTCTTCAATAGCCACCTTTAGTTCAGCCTCCGCATCCATCCATGCCTGGAATGCATCATTGTGCTCCTGATAAAGACGATCGCGCTCCTCCGTAAGTTCCTCAATAGTTGTCATTATTTAGGTAAGGGTTGTTCTGTTTAAGTTATGAACGGAGTGGTTCTAGCCAGTTTTCCCATTCGCCTTCTGGCACCGCGTTCTCGCGCAAGATTGCTGCTCCTCGGGCTTCACGTTCTACTGGATTCTCAAGCTCCATTAACTTCGGAAACTCTCGTCCCAAAATCTCACTCACCGACTCTTTCTGCCCAATGCCGTCCATATACCCTTGGAGGACATTGCACATTCTAGACAAATTTCCTTGCGCACACATCCCGATATTATCCCGCAGTTCCGCCGACAGAATCTTCTTTAAGTCTACCCTGTCAGGTGAATTCTTAATAAACTGCCAAACTCCATCCACGACTTTACCGAAGATCCCCGGTTCCAAATCGTAAATTGTGGCATCCGAGCAGTACATCGAACTGAACTGCCAAGCAGATTTAGGAGATAAGTGACAGAACATAACGATTGTCTTGTAGGTCATTGACAACTTGTTCCGCTGCCATTTGAAGATCTCGGGAACTGGAATTTTCAGGATTTCCTGGACATTCTTCTTGGTTTGCTCAACTACAAGTTGGGTATGAACGTTCTGGTTATCATTGGCCAGTCTCGCAAGCTGTTGCTGATTGGCAGGCGGAAGAGCCATCGCTCTAGCTCCCAAACGCTGGGCCGCTGGAACTGGTTCTCCTCCCCATCCTTGAATAGCACCGCCATTCTCAATATCCTGCATTGCTCGAGCCATAAACTCGTCCAGACGTTCAGTGATTCTCCTGTCCAGATCCTGTACGATTTCTATATTACGTTGCGTGATATGTGGCTGCTGTCCTATCTGGCGAACACGTGTACGGATAGCATCCAACTCGGGAAGGAAATGATTGCGTTCCGCAATGCGTGCCCAACGTCTTATTATCCAGTGTGATGTCCGAATGCTCTGGGCTTCTAAGTCTTTAAGTTCACGTCGCATACGTGCCGGCTCATCCGGATTAATTCCTCCGTTCGCAATAATTTCGGTGGCTTGAGAATCGCGCAGGGCCTGTAATTCGGTACGGTGTCGTACTGTCATATATGCTTCGGCAATTGTCTCCTCATTCGTAATTACCCTTATTTCTTGCGCACCTGTAGCAGTCTCACGACGCTCTTGGAAGTCTCTGATTTGTTTCGAACGTTCAAACTTATGCTTGATCGCCAGCTGTTCGCTTGCAAACCGATGAGGACCGGCTTCTTCTCGCTTGTTCTCGTGTAGCGTACAATGCTGAGAATTTACCTTGTGCTTTTTACTACATTGAGTTCCTTTTGTAGTCAGTACTTGACACTTATTGGGATCCATTCCGTAGAAAATTCTGAGATTTTATTTCGGCTAAAAAAACTTTCGTTTTCAACCGTAGAAGGCAACATAGATTGCCGCCCACATGAGACAGATCATATAAAGTACGAGTAAAATCTCATACAGTACATACCACATCTTTAGGTTACTTCATGTCCGCCACAGTAAGTTCGTTTTCTTTCTCCTGCCACCACTCGTCTATCTCCTTGCGGAACTGGATCATACTGCGGCGGTGCTTTTCCCGGATTGCCGGTAGCGTCATTACATGAACTCGCATCTCACGCATCGCGCGCTTGATTTCGGTGGATTCACGCTCCGACAGATTCATCAGCAGGTGTCCTGCCAACCGATCTTCGGCCGTATGCCGCTCCTTCAAACTGTCCCGAATTTGGTCGGGGAGCAAAGCGGTTGCCTCATGGTAACGCGCACGTGCAGCAGCAAGAATGGCAGCGCGGACGCTCATCTTTGCGAGTCGATTCTCCGAAGTAAAAATATCCGTTTTTGTTTTGAGGTATTTTTAGTCAGTCGTTACCGGTTTGCAATTGAAATAGTCTGCGTGAGCACATGATAACACCATCCTACGGCGAATACCATTACTACGGTCATAAATACAATAAATACTACAATCTCTGACATTATTATTGACATATCTATCTGAACCCTTAATAAATCCGTTTTCGTTTTAATGAAAAACCACTGTTCTTGGTCGTTATTGTACCATTAATGGGAAAACAACTGTGTGAGTTGTTTTTTGAGACGCCTTTTATTTAAGAGTTGGCCTGAACTCCGAATTTATACGATAAAATCACTTACCGAGGATTTTATCAAGACCGGGGGATATATATACAAACATGGTCTAGAATATTCGTATAACTTCCCAATATACATATCAATTAAAAACATTAAATCCGTTTTTGACCCGTTTCCGAGTTACGCCATCAGTGCCTCCAGCCACATGTCCTGCTGATCCTCCGGCACGTTGTGTGTCCGCATGATCTGCAGTGCCTTCTCGCGCCGAACCGTTAGGTCGGTAATATTTATGAGAGGCGGAAGCAGGTCGCCGAGAATTTCGGCGATGGATGGCGCAGGCATATCGTCGAGATATCCCTGCAGGACATTGCACAGCCGGGTCAGGTTTCCCTGCGCACACATACCGATGTTGTCCTCGAGCTCAGTCTTGAGCGTCTTGATGAGAACCGCCTTGTCAGACGAGTTCTTGATGTACTGCCAGACGCTGTCGAGCGTCTTGCCGTAGATGCCCTCCACCATATCGTATATGGTCTCATTGGACGTGTACTTCTCCATCAGCAGTTTTCCTGCAGCAATAGAGAGCTTGCACTCGGCGATGATTTCGCCGGGCGTCTTGGAAAGTGTATCCATGTTGTGACCGTACTCGGTCGGAACAGGGATCGTAATCACTTTTTGGATGGTCTTCTTCACCACCTCATTGACAGTCACCGCAAGGTGAATGTTCTGGTTGTCCTCGTGGAACTCCACGGGAACGGCTGGAGCCAACGGCGGGATGTCAATCCACAATCCGTCAACAGGACGCCATGGCGCCTGCCGATCCAGCACTTCTTGCCGGTGCCGCTCGAAACGAATCTCGTCCTCGCGCCGCCGCCGGTCTTCCCGGATAAGCCGCGCCTGGCGCCATGCAACATCTGCAGGCGTGTCCGCCATATCATTGACAGTAGCGTACAGCTTGCTCGTTTGCATCCGCCAACGCAGGCTCAGCACGGCGAGTTCTTCACTCACATCCTTGCCATCCTTCTCCTGCTTTCGCAGAATAAAGCGCTCGTTCTCGAAGCGCATATCGAGCTGCTCCATTATCCACTCCTTTGGGCCCTTCAGCTTCTTGGAGTTCAAGTGCATCTTGCACAGCCCATCTTGGATGGGCTTTAGCTTGCATCCTTCCACCTTATGATGGCGGACGGCTGTGCAGGCCATTTCTGGTATTTATGGATATTTCAAAATCAATTCCGTTTTGTAACATAAATGTTCTTCGACTATTCTTTCATTATCATCACGCTTTTATCATTAACCGAAATTTATGGAGATTTCGCACTCCGGTTCTACGCCAAGACCAATAAGATTCATTATCTTGCTCATGGTCTTCTAGGCTATGCTGGCGTAGTCTTCTTCCTCATAGAAGCCCTGCGAGGAAACAATGTATTGTACGTCAACGGTCTATGGGACGGTATTTCTGGCTTGATTGAAAGTATTGCCGCTTATTATATCCTGGGCGACCGCTTAGACAAGTCGGCTCAGTACATTGGTGTTCTGTTCGTCATTGTCGGCATCATTCTAATGAAAATGGACGGTAAGTAAAACGGACTTAATATTTTTAATTTTTAGAAGCAAGAATGGAGCACTATCTGCCACCCAAACCACCTCCGGCCGATGAGGTGTACCGAAGCTTGAACTTGGAACGATGGAGGATAGGATTACAGTCTTTTGACGGAACCAATCCAGTTCATGTGTACACTTACATTCGCGAACCGACTGTATGGACATATTCAATTGAACTTGTGAATGGCGTTCCAAACTGCGTCATTCGCAAGAACGGATTTATTGTAAGCAATTACACGACACAGCATCTTAAGTAATTAAATGGGATGCGCCCCAAGTAAGGTTCAAGTGCGTGATTTCTCGCCACCTCCAGTTTTATGTCACGCATCCAGATGTGATCTGCCGGCATGTAAGGGTTCTAGCTTCTGTACAAACCATGATCCTCGTTTGAAATCTCGTGGCTTGAAGTGAAAACGGATTTGGTTAGGGTGGATAACCTTTTTTCAATTATAAGATGGGCTGGCGTTACGTTCTCGTGAACCATACTTTGCGGGTCATTGAGGATACTTCCTTGCACAATGTGTGGCAACTTATGGCATTTCTTATCAAGGAATCCGGATGGAGTATGACCGATAATGTCATTATGCTTTATGAAGAGAACTCGTGGGACGAGATAGGGAAGTATGTGAAGAGCGGATACAAGAGCCATTACGATGTCTGGTCGTTTCGCTGAACAAAAACGAATTTAATTAGGGCGAATAGCCCATTTTTCAATTACAAGATGGGCGGTCAGTCTGCGTTCGCATTTCTGGATCCTTACGATCCTCAGCGCGTGAACTACTACTTTATGGGCGATTCGGCGATGAACGATATCAAGAAGTATCTTATGGAGCCGTATAACGTCATGAAGGATTGCGCTAAGCCGCTCTTTAAAGGCAACTGTACTCTTCAGGAGTACAAGAACCGGGAGTTTCAGGACGAACACGATCTTGTTGGCGCCTGTATCATCATGCCCGACTCTATCGTAGTTTACGATCAGGAAACTATCGTGATTTATCGCCGGCGCCGGGAGTGAATAAAAAACGAAAACAATTTGGTGAATAACCAGGTTTTTAATTACAACAACACGATGGAGCACCTCATTCGAATTACGAAGAAGGTTGAGGAGTTGGAGCGTAAGCAGCTTGAAGTACGCCGGAATCTGAAGAAGTGCCGGGAACTTAAGCGTGGATGGGAGAAGGTTGTCGCAATGCGTCGCCAACGTGAGATTGACGAGATGGCGGAGAAGAAGAAGCCAGCTGTGGCTTTCAATACTAACCCGTTCGCTGGATATACAGGCGGTATATTCGGAGTAGCTACCAAGCCGGTTTCATTTGCAGACTTAAACTTTACGTTTCACCAGCCTGATGCCAAGCGGCAGCGGACTGACTAAACGCCAAAAACGAAAACACTTCGGGAGAATATCCCATTTTTCAACACGAAGATGAGTTCATATTTGAAACTCGTAGCCGAGAATCCGGACAAGTATCCTGCCCGTATGGGTCAGCCTTGGACGACAGATGAAACTTCCGATCTGCTAAACGCTATTGCTGATGGTATGCATATCAAAGATATTGCTAGTCATCACGAGCGTACTATCGGCGGTATTCGGTCACGTTTGTGCACGATTGCCGCAGAGCTTCATTTCAAGCACAAAATGTCAATGGAAGATATTATCAAAAAGACCAGTCTGAGTACTGGTGAAATTGAGAATGCGATCTTTCTCCGCGAGGAGAAGATGAATGAGAAGGATATGAGCAAGAAAAAGGCCGATGTCGGTGATCTTATGAAGACGCTTGGCGAAATCAAGAGTCTACTTATTGAGCTTGTTGAGTTCAAGAACAAGTTTGTGAAGAAGCCCAACCCATCAGTATCAGTCAAGCTTTAAGCTACTACTAAAAACGAATCAATTTAGGGTGAATAGCCTGTTTTTCAATTAGTATGGCAGACTTATTCAGATCTACAGACGGATCGCTGTATCGTGTCGTAAATGCAAAATGGTTATCGAATGTTCCCGTATGGAAAGGTAATCGCGTCATTGATATGGGACATGTAGACCGTATTCGTGAAGGTTTGAAAGGAAATATCCCTTTACTAAACTCCAATCCTTTCCGACTTGCGTTCATTAAAGAAGATGATGAAGTTGTTGCCAAGTACATTATTGACGGACAACATAGACACCATCTTCTGAAAGAATACTTTCATCATCCAAGTGCTTTGGATTTCAGTATTATTGTTGCTGCGAAACAGTTTGCGAACGAAGACGAGATCATTGATTACTTCAAATTAATTAACACCACCAAATCTATTCCGTGGAGACAGGATCCTGTTCTAGTAGCTAACAACTACATTTCGGCTTTGATGAAACAATTCAATACCGATCCTAAGTTTCCTTTAATTCGATCAGGTAAAACTATGCGTCCATTCATGTCCACCGACAAATTGCGTGAAGCTCTTATTTCCAAACACGTTCATGAATGGAAAAAAGGTCCTGTTGAATTCGCAGAAGAGTGTGTGACTAAAAACGAAGAGAAGACTGAAGGCTTGAAACTCAAGGACGAACTTACATCTATGGAGACCCGCGCACTGCGGTACAATTTCGCACTGGCATTAGATGATAGCTTCGGGTGGATCTAGAATACTAGATTCCTTTTGCGTCAAGAAATTCTTAACTATACATTTGTATGTCTTATCATATTCGTCCTCGTTTGTAAAAAGCAGGGTTGGAAAGTTCGTATTCACTAGATGAATACTCCAACAACCTTTTTTCACGTAATCTTTCCGACACGTAATAGATTTCATGATCTGCTTAATCAGGAAATATCGGATAGGAATGTCTACACTACAGTTATCATTTTGAACAGGTGATGTGTTCCGAACTTCTATCCCTTCCCCCCACACGGTTATAATCTTGTCAGACAACGTCAAGATCTGTGCACCCTGAAAAATATCGGGAATAGGAAAATGATATTCCATAATATGGTCATATGCTTCCGAACTTAGACGACGACTATTATATGACGTGTATATGTCACCTCTGTAAGTTTGCATGACTCTAATATCAGACATATGAGAACTTGAAACGTATGTTTTTTCAATGAAGTTATCTTTTTCAACAGTTAGGTATATTCCATCATGAGAAATTTCAACTTGCGTCGTATGTTTGGTTTTGTATTCATCTACGCGCTCGTCAATGTACTTGAACACCATTAGATTATATCGGTGGAGTAGGTCTAAACTTGAAAACGAAAACAGTTAGGGCGAATATCCCATTTTTTTAACTAAACCATGATGTAGCTATGGACTTAGTAGCTTTTGGTTTACATAACGCTTCAACTTCTCCGTATCTGCCAAAAAAACAGCGAGTGCATACATTCCTTTCAATGTCATCGTAAACAATCGGCTTATAGGTTTCTGACTGACATAACACGCAAGTATTATCTTCACATTCATCCATATGACCCAACCACGTTGAGTTTGCTACAATATTACCACAATGTTTGGCAACTTCCTTTCGTTCTTTAATAGCTTGTGCTCTGAACTTTGAGTCAACAGTGTATTCTTGGTAGAACTTACAAGGCTCATCTATCACATCAAAAACGTCCCTAAACCCATCCCACATATTCTTCTTTGCACACCGGAAAAACAAATATCCCTTCTCCTTATTCTTTTTTATGTCGCAAGGATATCCACAGTAACACAACGGAAGATTTAGTAACTCTGGTATATTTGGACGCGAATATACTATATTGTGAGTATACTTGCCTCCACGTATCCTATGCCAATCGCCTGGTTTATGCATCGCTAAACAATGGACCATAGCATTCTCTGCATCCAGATGGTTATAAATACCTTCATGATCACTGTCAAAGTACATTAGATCTTGCTTTCTGTAATAACTATAATCTTCATCATTGTCTGGGATTGTAAGTTGTTGTGTTACACTTTCATTGTATCTTAAAAATCTTCCAATAGTTTGAACCTTGTATAATGCTACAATGTTGCGGGGCGTAAATCTACACGTATTAACTCCTCCACGTCCACTATTATGTTCCCAGAAACGACGGAACAACCGTGTAGTTTCACCTACATATGTTCTGTGCCAATCACACTCTAAAATATATACCCAATGTACCATTACGTAGATAACCAAATGACGTGAAAACGAAAACACTTAGTACTATTTATTACGTTTCAACTTCAAATGAACATCTTCTTCTTGAGCAGGAAAACAAGGCAGTGTGCCAGATGGCACTGCGATAAACACGTCGTCAAAATGATTTTGGAATCTACTCAACTTCTTTACACTGCTCATCACGAGAACGGAGGAACACACATGATTCAGGAATCTGCGCCTGTGTGTGCCTCTACTGGTAACCGCGGTTACCGCTCAACTCATAAAAATCACCCGTCCGCTTTGTGGACTCGTGCCAGTTTGGCACATTATTACTGGCTTATTTCCTTGGCCAAAGATCTGGTGTTGGAACATACTTTCCGATTTAATCCTAAGAAAGTCCACGCTTGTTTAGCTCATCTAGAATGGCTAGAACAAAATCCGCCTCCCGATCTTGCAGAGACCCGGTGGCTAAAAGATCCTACTCCTGCTATGCCCGACGAGTATAAGTGCCCTGATGACGTACTAGACTCGTACCGCAAATACTATTCGGTAGCAAAGAAGGATCTGTTGAAGTATACGAAGCGGCACTTGCCTCATATACTTTGTGAAAAATAATACAACAGTCAGACAAATATGGATCCAGTATCAAAGACTGATCTCGTTGCTTTGCGTGCTCAGAAGAAGATCGAGGAGAAGAATGAATATATCGCCCGTCTCATTAAAGATGTGTATAATGTCGTAACGGCTCAGGCCAGGGATACGGACGGTACACGCATTCAGTGGTGCTTTGCCCGTTTTTCTAATTTGGCAGAGTTCCCAAATATCAAAGACGAAATTGTGGCACAGCTAGAAACTTTATTTCCTGACTGCGATATCAAGTACGTTTTACCCGTAGACGATGTCGGCGGTCTTGCATCTCACGTGATTCTCGTTAACTGGGATGAACCCAGAAATGATCCGCCATCATCACCCATAGTTCCTCCTGAACCTGTAATCCTGCCACCATTTCCATCGCCGACGGAATGAATCTGTTCAATTAAAAACGGCTGATGCAGTGAAGTTTCCGTCCACAGTTCGTACCGTAATCGTTGTCCGTCCTGCGCGCAGACGCCGAACAAGTCCGGAGCTAGTAACTGTCACTGTGTTCGTATTACTGGACGTCCACGTTACCGCTTTATTTGCAGCATTCGATGGAGAGACCGTAGCTACCATCTGGAACGTCCGTCCTACCAGAAGAATATACGGAGATGAATTGAGTCGTACTGATGTTATATGTACAACTGGCGGAGACGGAGCAGGTGCTGGCGCAGGTGCTGGCGCAGGAGCTCCACTTTTTAGCTGAGCGACCATTGCTGTTCCCGAAATAGATCCCAAACCAGTCACTTGATCAAACCCACTCTTTGCTGAGAACCCACCATTATTGCCTGACAGAATATCGTGAAAGCATGATGACTGTAACGCGTATAGCTTCGTCAGGAAATTACCTGTAGCTCCAGTGGCCGCAATGAATGCCGATACAGCAGGAGATACGATGCTCGTACCTCCAATAATGTACGTCTGTCCTCCGATTAAGTACGATACACCCGTATTCGGGTCAGCATTCAGCGCCAAATCTGGTACTGAACGTTTACCCGTACTGTTCACTCCAGTCTGGTATGATGGAGTTGAGAAAAGAGCGCTGTACCCACCACCTCCATCCGTCCATGTCGTCTCGCGAGTTTGAGAATCGTATACGAGGTTGGGGCATACGAGATTCGTGCCTCCGCAAGATACAACATACGGGGACGATGCTGGGAAATCTACGTGCTTTCCACTCTCTCCATCCGATGCACCATTATCTCCCGAAGCACAGCAGATCATTACATTATTATTGAATGCCTGCTGGAATAGAGAATTGTACTGATTCAGAACTGAGTTGCCTCCCCACGAATCCTCGGGGCCTCCCCACGAGCAACTGATCACTGAGGGCTTGACTGAAACACCCTTCACTGAAACGGGAGTATTCAGAGCATAGTTGAATGCATCATAGAATCCCTGGTTCGTGTTTGGTGCAAGGTAAAAGATGATCGTGACATTCGAGCCAGGGCAGCATGATCCAATTGTTTCCACATCAATCGAGTTCTCGATGGTGGAATTTAGATCAGTTAAGTCCATTGTGGCTCCATCTATGGCCACAAAAGCAACCGTAGGCTGAGCAGTGATTCCTAGCGACGTCCAGTAAGACTGAATATCGCCTGCCGTGAGAATGTTGCCGGTCAGAGTTCCGTAAAGACCTCCTCCCAGCGAGATTACTCCAATCACGATAGGAGTCGTTGGAGGCGTAGGAAACTGGTAGATCCTGCGCATGTCCGCGCTCGTAAACGCTGTACCTGAACGAGCATTCGCTGCATGGTGATGAAAATACGGGCGAAACGGCATTTATACTTATCTGCTAAAAACGGATTTTATAATTTAATTTTGATGAGTCGCAATCAAGATGCTCGGCGATTGCAAATCGTGTCTGCTTCTGATATGGATGATGCTCGCTGGTCTTATGG